TTTTTGTTTTATATCGGCCATCTTTATCTTTATAAGAGACTCGATATTGCCATCCGCTTTTTAATTTTTTTATGCTCGCCATGATATCACCTCCAATATTCAATTTTGAGTGCCTAATTGAATACATTATAGCTTAGAATAAAAAACTAAAATATCAGCATAAACAGTAAAATTATTAATATTAACCCTAAACAGCCGCAACCTACTTCAGTTGAGTCGTTATTTGAAATGGAATCAGTTTTTTTATTGTATGTTTTATTAGTATTAGATGAAAGAGGATTAACACCAAAAGTAGTTTTATTGTAAGCTTTGTTATATGTTGCTTTTTTCGGGTCTTTAATCCAGCCAGCTCCCTTTTTACCATAAGCTGGTGCTGTTGTTTTTTTTACAGATCTTTTGACTTTACCAGTTGTTCTAGCACTAACTGATTTTTTTATACTAGGTTTTCTTGGTCCTATTTTCATTGTTAAATCCTCATTTCTGATATAATGTATTTATAAGTAAATCTCGAAATGGGTTTTTGAGTCCGTGTTACCGCACGGGCTTATTTATTTTTTGTTAGTATTATCATCAGAGTATAATCCAAGTTCTTCAAAGATATCTTGCCAAAATGGCTTACTCCCATACTTATCTATATATGCTTTTTGTAATGCAATTTTAGAAGCTTCCTCTGCACGTTTTTGTTCTTCTGCAACTTTAGCGTTAATCTTATAATTTATTGCGTGATAAATATTGATATTTTGATTACGTATTTTGAATACATAATTTAAAGCTAAATGATGTGGAAGATGTAATATATGTTCAAAATAGTTTAAAAGACGATTGTGCATAGCTGGTTCACTCATTTTAGTAGCTCTACACATGTCTTTAAATCTATACTTTTTAATAAGCATATATTCTAATCGTTCCGTTGGGCAGAAAAGGATAGATGCAATATTGTTCGCTTCGTTTTCAAACGGAATTAGTTCAGGCAAATACTGTCCTTCTACCTGTTCATTGGCTAATGAAACAAAAACTTGCTTTTTTTTACCATCAAGGATATGAAAATAAAAATGACACAACTCGTGTAAGATAGTAAATATAACTCGTTGAAGCACACGATCTTGATTAATCATTATTAATGTTCTTTTTCCGTTTGGAATAGTGATACCTGAAATTCTATTGACAATGTCGATAGGCAAAAATTGAAAATCTGCATTAAAGACCAAATCTTTATATTTTATCCATGATAAGTCACTTTGAGTCGAAGGCCATTCATCATCTAATGAAAAAATCTCAGTAGGGTCTGCTTCAAAAAAAACAAAGTGGATATTAAACTGTGATTGAAAAAAAGAAATTATATTTTGATAAGTTAATTCTTTAATTTCAACGTGTTGAAAGCGAGAGATATTTAAAAGCAATATGTTTGCCTTTTTGGCATAATCTAAATATTCATTTGTTGGCACGTGTTGATATTCATATTTCGTCATAGGCAGTCACCCGACTAATCTTTCCACTTAGTATCATCATCCAATAATCCTTTAGCAATTTTCATCATGCCTTTAAGGGAATTATTGAATTTTTTCTTTTCTTCTGCGGTCATGTCTTCACTTTCCATCCGAAATGCAGCTAAAAGCTCATTTTCCTCTTCGTCTTTAATCAGGCGAGAAAAATCTTCTTTAGATGAAGAGATATTGGGATTTTCTGTTCTTCCCAATAGATAGTCAACAGAGACATTAAAATATTCTGCAATTTCTTTCAGTTTTTCAGCCGATGGCTGTTTGCCACTTTTTAGACTGTAGAAATAGTTTTCACTATATCCTAAATCTAAAGTTACTTGTTTTATAGTTTTCGATCGATTTTTTGCAAGTATTTTGATACGTTCAAATACTGTCATATCAATATTCTCCTTAGATTCTTACAAAAAAACAATAAAAAAGTGTAGTTTTTAGTTTACAAAAGAAACACTATAGTGTATATTGTTATTGTAAGTTAATTTAATAGATAAAACAAACTAAAACACACCTTATTAGCATTAAGTTTGGCGACCGAGTGCGAAAAAAAGGCTTTGTTATAGGTTTATTTCTTATGCTCTTATACTACACTATAGTGTAGTAGTTAGTCAACAGTATTTTTCTATTTCTATTAAATTAACTTACTAAATTATAAAGAAAGGAGCATAGAACATGCCAGATACAACGAAAGGCAGAACTAAAATTCGTGAATACTTTGATGATAAGAAAATTTCATTAACATCTGTAGCAACATACTTCAACATTCCCAAACAAGACTTGAACGATTATCTTTCTGGAAAAAATCAAAGTAAAAAGGCTCACGAAACACTGACTGCAATTATTGAATACTACAAAATCAGATAGGGGGCAGTAAGATGACGCAACTGATAGAATCAAAGATTTCAATCAAGATACCATCTAATTTGATTCTTATTGAAAAGGCAAAAGTTTTAGAATTGGAAAACCAAAGCTTAATTGGTCAGACATGGAATGCGAAAGATGTAACTAATCGTTTAGGCGGCAAAGATATACGTGACTGGAAACTTGTTTTCTATAAACACCGTGAAGAGGTAGATATAAAAAATGGTGGATTTGTAAAGTTCCCAACTAGAAAAGGGATGCCATGGAAGTTCCACGCTAAGATGACAGCTCATTTTATAGATAATCATTGGAAAGAGTTCATGGAGACAAAAGATCGTTTTTAAAGGAGGAAAAAAGAATGACAAATTTAGTAATTATGAAAGACCAACAAGCGGTAACAAGTAGTTTACAAGTTGCAGAAGTATTTGAAAAGCAACACAAAGATGTATTAGAGGCAATTGACACAAAAATTAAATCGGCGGAAAATTCCGCTCATTACCAAAATATGTTTGCCGAAGGAGAATATAAAGATTCAAGAGGTAGAAAACAAAGGTTGTATTACATGAATCGTGACGGTTTTTCTTTTATTGCATTTGGATTCACAGGTCAAAAAGCAGATACATTCAAACTGAAATATATTGAGGCTTTTAATCAAATGGAAAATCACATCAAAGAACAATTAGACACATCAACTTTAAGTCCAGAACTACAATTCATGAATAGCGTAGTCCAATCATTAGCCAAGCAAGAAATGGAAACGAAACGTATCGAAACAAAAGTGGATAACATTAGCGAGATTGTGGCATTGAATACTGTTGACTGGCGCAGAGATAGTCAACGACTCATTTCTAAAATTGCTCAATCACGTGATGGTGGTGCCAATTATCAACTCGTGCGGTCGGAAATTTATCAAGAAACAGAACGACGTGCGAAAGCTGACCTGAATCGACGGTTAAAAAATCGGAAACAAAGGATGGCGCTAGAAGGTGTAGGGAAATCAAAAATCAATGCCCTTAACAAGTTAGACATTATTGGTGAAAACAGCAGATTATTAGAAATCTATATTTCTGTGGTTAAAGATTTTGCCATTAAGCATGGTGTTGCTTTAAATGGAGCTTTATAGCTATGTCCTACAACGAAGAACAGCAAAAATGGATATATGAACAAATTCAAGCTGAACGCCGCATGATTCAAATAGACAGAGAAGCATTAAAGAAATCTGGCAGACTGACGGATAAGGAATTATCGAGGATGCAGAGCGAGTTGGAATTTTTACGTGAAATGGAGCTAGAGAATAAAGTTCAACTATCTTGAGAAAGGGGAAAATGAAGATGAAAAAATTATATCAAGCGAGACTATTCGGCGCCTTCCTAGCGATGATTGCATTAGGCATTGCGCTAAAAAGTAACTTCACACTTATTGCGTTGTTGTTAGTAGGCACGCCGTTAATTGTTGTATGGTTTTTTAACTGGGATGAAGCAAAGTACGAAGCTAATTCAAAAAAGTAACGAAAGTGGTGAAGTAAATGCTATCTACAGATGAAGAGTTGCTTACCAAGAAAGGTTTGGAATGGACGGAAGAAGTAGAAGAAAATCAAGAACTGCATACACGTGCGATTCTTGATGGTTACACAGTGAAAAAAGAACCAATGTATGAAATTCCTTTATCTTGTTTAAAAACAACGGATGGAGAAGTTCAGTATCTAAGCTATAAAGATAAAAAATGGTTTGCTAGTAGAAAACATACTTGGCTAAAACAACGTTTCACAGAAACAGAACTAAAAGAAAAAGTACCTGAATTTTATCGGGAATTAGCAAAGGAAGTGTAACGCTTTGTTATCACCGTACAAGAAAATTAGGCGAAAAGCGGGCATGTCACAAGAAGAATTAGCGAAAAGAATGCTGCTTCCTGTGAAGCTGATAAAAGTTTATGAAAAACGTAATGTAGACCCACCGTTGCATTATCACGCAAATTTTAAAGCGATTTTCAATGTAACAGATGAAGACATTAACCAATTAAAAACAACTGGAGGAATAAAAAATGCCAAAAATTAACTTAGCAATTGAAGCAGATTCAGCAACAGAAATGAAAGAAATTTTATCTCAATTAGCAACAGGAAGCGTTGTAGAAGTAACGCAATCTTTAAATACAGCGGATAAAAAAGCTACAGAAGAAGTACAAAAAGCAGCGAAGAAAGAACCTGCAAAAAAGAAAAAAGCAACTGCGAAGAAGAAAGAAGAAGTTTCTACGGCCTCAACCTCAGACACCGAACCATCGAAAACTGGGGAGAAAGTCGCGCCTACTGATTCAGAAACAGAAGAAGTATCAGCAACAGCCGATTTACATCCAGGGGCAACAAAAGCAGATGTACAAGCAGCAATGAAAAAAGCAATGGCAAACGGCAATCGTGATCGGATTAAAATGTGCTTTGGCCGTTACAACGCAGAAAAACTTTCAGACTTGAAAGAAGAGCATTACGGCAAATTTATCACTGACTTAGAAACGCTGGTAGGTGAATAAGCATGCCGGTAGGAAGTCATGCCTTATTAGGGGCGAGTAGTGCGCATCGGTGGCTAATATGCCCACCTTTGGCACGACTAGAAGAAAAAGTAAAAGATCGTGGCAGCTCTTATGCGGAGGAGGGAACAACTGCGCACGAATTAGCAGAGTTGTATTTGGCGAAGCGGTTTAAGCTATTAACCGCTAGAGCGGTAAACTCTCGATTGAAATTTTTTGAACAAGACCATCCGTATTGTGATGAATCTATGAAAGAATATGTCACTGCTTATTGCGATTTAGTAGAAGAACGTGTCAATCAATACGAAAATGCCACAGTCGAATTAGAACAAAAAGTAGATTTTTCAAAATGGGTTCCAGAAGGATTTGGAACTTCGGACGTGGTTGTCTTATCTGATAAGACGATTGAAATTATCGACTTGAAATACGGCAAAGGCGTTCCTGTTGATGCGTATTTAAACCCTCAACTGATGTTATATGCGCTTGGTGCGGTGGATAAGTACGACATCATTTACGAATTTGAAACCGTGCGGATGACGATTATTCAGCCTCGTTTAGACAATATTTCAACCTTTGAAATTGAAAAAGAAGAGTTGCTTTATTGGGCCGATAATTACGTGGCGCCTCGAGCAGTGCAGGCTTGGGAAGGTACAGGAGAGTGGACGATTACAGACGACGTTGTGAAGTTTTCAAAAGTTCGTGCCCAACTACGGCCACGTGCGGAGAGAAATTTTCAGCTGATTGACAAGCACGAGCTGAAAGAAGCACCGCTTTTAACCAATGAAGAAATTGCTGAAATTTTAGAACGTGCGCCAGAGATAAAAAAATGGCTGGAACATGTGGAAACTTACGCTTTACTGAAAGCACGTGACGAAGGCGAAGAGTTCCCTGGTTGGAAAGTAGTTGCTGGGCGAAGTAATCGAAAAATTTCAGATAATGAAGGGTTGCTGATGGTTTTAGAAGCCGAAGGGTTTGAAGATGAAGACATTTTAAAACCGCAAGAATTGAAAGCCATTGGGCAATTAGAAAAAGTCGTCGGCAAGAAAAAATTTGCGGAATTAGCTGCAGACTTCATCATCAAACCAGAAGGAAAGCCTGTTCTTGTTCCTGAAAGTGACAAGCGACCAGCGTTAAACAGCGTAGAAAATGCGCTTAATGATTTTGAAGGGGTGGAATAAAATGCCTCAAAAAGCATGTAAAGAAAAGCCTGTAATTTTTAGCGGTAAAGGTTATTACATCACAAGAGAAGATACACGCAATGTTGGGCTTTATGTATTCAGTGAGAATAAAGTGTTATTTAAAGGATATTTTAACACGATTGAAGCGGCGTTATCGTCGTTAGTTACTAACTCATTGCTTGTAGATGAAACGTGGACAATGAACCTAAAAACCTATAAAGAATCTATTTTAGAGATGAAAGAACAAATCATCTCAGATATTAAACAGTATTTTACAGATCAAGCTTCTAATTCGTTAGATGATTTAGAAGAAGACGAATTATTCAACTAAAAAATATAAGAAAGTAGGAATTTAAAATGGCAAAAGTAACTGGAACGAAAGTAATTACAAATCAAGTGAGATTAAGTTTTGTGCATGTGTTAGAACCTCATGCGATGGAAGAAGGACAAGAGAAAAAATATTCTTGCATGTTGATTATTCCAAAAGACGATAAAGAAACACTTAAAGCGATGAAAGAAGCAATCAAAACAGCCTATGAAGGCGCAAAAGGGGACAAATTAAAAGGTGTTAAATTTGACCGTTTAAAAACGACCTTACGCGATGGTGATGAAGAAATGGACACCGAAGAACGCCCAGAATTTGAAAACGCGATGTTTATCAATGTATCAAGTAAAACGAAACCACAAGTCGTAAAACGTGAAGACGGCGTGCTTGTAAAAACAGACGATCTAGACGAAGTTTATTCAGGTGTTTATGCGATTGCATCTATTAACTTTTATGCTTACAGTACCGCAGGAAACAAAGGGGTTACTGCTGGGCTAAACAACATTTTAACGTTATGTAAAGGGGACTTCTTAGGCGGTCGTGCCAATGCTGAATCCGACTTTGGTGACCTAGAATGGGAAGACGAAGAAGACGATATGTTTAGCTAAAAATTGAATAAGGGGCTAAAATGCCCCTTTTCTTTTGAAAGGAGAAATTGAAATGAGTAAACGGCCAGTTTATTTACCAATAGAATTACACGATGTTTTTGAACTACTTGAAGAGAGAAAATCAAATATGATTTATTTTACTACAGCTAAAGGTTCACTTGTTCAGGTAAACGAGTATTCACTTAGACTGTCTGAACTACCGAATATGGCATTTTACGTTAAACAAGAATATACATCAGTAGAAGATCAGGAGGTAGGAAAAAATGAAACCAACTAAAGCACGTTTAAGAAACTATGTGGACACCTTAAAAAATTCAGTGGAAAAAGAAATAAGAGCAAAAAAGACGAAGGCTATTCGTGCACATATTGAATCAGAGTGGCTGAAAATTGATCCTGAATTTAAGAAATTACGCGACTATTTTGAATCACTCAAGATTCGCCAAAACGTAAAAAATGAACTTGTCGATCTGTTAGAAGAAAACAGTTTGGAAATATGGAGCTTTTATCGCGATACGGATGCTAGAGATTTTGAAACCTATAAGAAAGGGTTTCTTGAAAAACTTAAGTATAACTCAATAAAAGGGCTTGCGAAAGTAGAAGCTGTTTACGATCAAGAAATCCGAGAGGTAAGAGAAACGTACAATGCGATTATTGCAAATGTAGAAAGAGTGCCTGCTAAACAAGGAGTGGCTTATCTTGAAGAACTAGGGATCAACGTTGATGTTTTTAAAGAGGAAGAAGCACAGCTTCCGATGATTGCCGTTGATAAAAGTAAATTGCGGTTACCATCTGAAACGGCTGATAGCAAATGAAAACGTTAAATATTGATATTGAAACGTATTCGGATGAAGACTTAACCAAAGTTGGGGTTTATAAATACGCTGATAGCCCCAACTTTGAAATTTTACTTTTTGCTTATTCGGTTGATGGTCAGCCTGTCGAATGTGAGGACTTAACAATTAGCGAAATACCTGACGAGATAGTGGCTGCGCTAACAGATAAGAACGTGCTTAAAATTGCATTTAATGCCCAATTTGAGCGCGTTTGTTTGTCTAAGTATTTAGGTATTCCGTACTACTTAGACCCTGCACAATGGCACTGTACGATGGTTCACGCAAACGAATTAGGGTTGCCAGCTTCTTTAGGGCAATGTGCGAAATATTTAAACATCGAACAGCAAAAAGACACAAGAGGTACGCAACTGATTAACTTCTTTTCTAAACCGTGTAAGCCGACCAAGAAAAACGGCATGCGTACAAGGAATTTACCTGAACACGCTCCCGAAAAATGGCAAACGTTTATAGAGTATTGTATTCAAGACGTCAATGTAGAAATGGCTATCGCGAATAAGTTGAATCGCTTCCCTGTCCCCGAAAGTGAGTGGAAGCTTTACACCTTGGATCAGCGGATTAACGACAGAGGGGCAGAAATTGACCACGAATTGGCAACGGCTGCTATTGATATTATGGCCGATTTAAGCGAAGCGGGATTAAACGAAATGAAGGCTTTAACAGGATTGGAAAATCCTAACAGCTTAGCGCAACTGAAAAAGTGGCTAGAAGAACAAGGAACGCCTTTCGAGAAGTTAGGAAAAGAGGTTGTGTTAAAGGCTCTAGCATTAGGAAACTTGCCCGAGAATGTGGCGGAGGTATTAAAATTGCGCCTTAGTTTGTCTAATTCAAGCACGAAAAAATATCTGATGATGGATAATGCACGTTGTTCAGATAATCGCATTCATGGCATTTTACAATTTTACGGTGCCAACCGCACAGGACGGTGGGCAGGGCGATTATTACAAGTACAGAACTTGCCTAGAAACTATTTAAGTGAAATTGATTTTGCCCGTCAGCTTGTGAAAGCAAAAGATGTTGAAGGCATCGAATTAATGTATGAAGATGTGCCAGACACATTGAAACAACTTATCCGAACAGGTTTAGTTGCCAAAGAAGGGCATCGGTTCATCGTGTCTGACTTTTCAGCCATTGAGGCCCGAGTGATTGCTTGGTATGCCAAACAAGATTGGGTATTAGAAGTATTCCGCACACACGGCAAAATTTACGAAGCAACAGCGGCGCAGATGTTCCATTTAGGCGAAGTGACGGACTACGACTGGAAAAGCCACGAAGGTAAAGACATGCGCCAACGTGGAAAAGTGGCGACATTGGCGCTTGGTTACCAAGGCGGACCAGGGGCGCTTAAAGCAATGGGTGCATTAGAAAACGGCATTGAAGAACACGAATTACAAGACATTGTGGACCGTTGGCGTACAGCCAATAAACGCATTAAGAACTTTTGGCATGAAACCCAAAAAGCTGTGATTGACTGTTTACAAAACGGCGGCATTAAAAAAGGCCCTCGTGGGTTGAAATTTTATAAAAAAGCAGGATTCTTGTTTATTCAGCTACCAAGCGGACGAAAACTAGCGTATGCAAAAGCGCATTTAAAAGAAGGTGACTACGGTCCTGCTATTTTTTATGAAGGGCAAGGCGATAAAGTCGCTTTCACGGAACAGCAAACCTACGGCGGTAAATTGGTGGAAAACATTGTCCAAGCAACGGCAAGAGACGTTTTAGCAGAAGCGATGCAGAGGCTTGAACGTGAGGGCTATCCTATTGTTTTCCATGTGCACGATGAGGCAGTAGCCGAAGTGCCAGAAGGGGAAAAATCTATTGAAGAAATGAACAAAATCATGTCTGTAGTTCCTGATTGGGCGGAAGGCTTGCCGTTAAACGCCGAAGGATTTGAAACGAAATATTACATGAAAGATTAGGAGGTTCAGATAATGGCACTAAATTATGTAAAGTTAGAACTGACAACTGGTGGAGTTTTTTCAACTGGGAAAGTTTTTGAATTTAGTTACAGTGATTATGAAAATTTTAAGCACCGCTTTTTAAAACGCTTTGGAAATATTTGTTCAAATAAGAAATTTAAAGATTTGATAAAAAATACAAACGATTTTGAGGAATTAGAATTTGTATTTTTTGATAGCGATGATTGGGAATTGAAAATCACTAAAAATTAGAAAAAGGAGCGATAGAAAATGAAACTAAAACTAGTTGATGTTGAAACTAATCCTCACGAAGAAGAAGTGGGGACATGTGAATTTTGTATGAGTGTTGAAATGGTCAATGAGCCCGTTTTTGTTTTTAAAAAAGATATTGGGGAACTCGTTCGTGTTAAAGCATTCATTTGGAGTTGGGGTTTTTATGATGAGGAAAATATCGAAAATATCGTAGATTTTGCTGCTTATGTCAACGAACAGGAGTTTGACGAAGAGCAAGAGCTAGATTATAGCTGGTTAACTAATCTAATTTACGAGTACAAATATGGAAAGGACTAAGAATAAATGGGAGAAGTATTATTTATATTAATGGCCTTAGCGCTTTATTTTTTGTTAGGCTATTTTGTTGGCATTCGTAAATACCTGAAAGCGATAAGCGCTTCGCTTAATTATGAGCGGGAATTACCCACAAGTGATTATCAAGAAGGATGGCTTGACTGTTTAGGTTTCATCCTTAAACAATAAAAGAAAGGAAGCGGAAAGATGGAACAGCCAGAAAAAAACATCAAATTAGCCTATGATGGTGAAATCCATCTTGCAGTGGGTGCTTCAAAAACCGAGAAAAAATGGAAAAATCGGCAGATGTCTTGGTCGGATTTTACCCAACGATTGAAAACGCCGACAGTGACACAAGAGACTGTCGAAGACTACAAAAAAATGCCAAAGTCTAAGCAGGGCGAAGTTAAAGACGTTGGGGCGTTTATTGGTGGTTGGTTAAAAGAAGGACGACGGAAAAGAGGAAACACGCAACAGCGAAGTCTTGTTACGTTAGATGCCGACAGTACGACGTTAGACTTTTGGGACGATGTACAGCTGTTATTTGACCATGCCGCAGCTGTCTACACGACACACAGCCATTTAGTGAAAGGTCCGCGTTATCGCTTGATTATTCCGTTAAGTCGCCCAGTGACCGCCGAAGAATATGAGCCCCTAGCGAGAAAGCTTGCGGAGTTTTTCGGCATGGATAACTTCGATGATACGACGTATCAGGCAGAACGTTTAATGTATTGGCCCAGTCATTCGATAGACGGGGAATATTTCACCGATAACATCGATTTGCCGTGGGTCGATCCTGACGAAATTCTAAGCCAATACGAAGACTGGCGAGATGCGAGTTTTTGGCCTGAAAGTTCTCGCGGGCATTCAATTCGTGAAAGACAAGCAAAAAAAGCAGGCGACCCATTAGAGAAAAAAGGGGTTGTCGGGGCGTTTTGTCGCACGTATGACATTGTTTCAGCGATTGAAACCTTTTTACCTGACATCTACGGATCAACAGGAAGAGAGGACCGTTGGACATTTTTAGAAGGTTCTACTAGTGGTGGGTTAGTGATTTATGATGATAAGTTCGCTTATTCTCACCACGGTACGGATCCTGTAGGCGATCAACTGGTGAACGCGTTTGACCTTGTCCGCATTCATTTGTTTGGCGATTTAGATGAGGATGTCAAACCGACAACTCGGATTGACCGTTATCCATCGTTTAAAGCGATGCGAGAGTTCGCGATGGAAGACAAGCAAGTGAAGACCTTACTTCAAAGCGAACGGTTGTCACAAGCGTTAGAAGACTTTGACGGCGAGCTAGACGAATTGGAAGAGAACGACAAAGACTGGTTTACAAAATTGGACCTCGAAATTGATGAATACGGTCAGATTATGGCTTCCGCGAAAAATTTAGAAGTCATTATGCTGAACGACCCGAACCTCAAAAAGAAAATTTTTATGAACAGTTTCTCTAATCGTATTGAGGTGAAAGACAACTTGCCTTGGCGGAAGTTAGATCGAGACAAGATGTGGAAGGACAGCGACGATGCGGGGTTACGTGTATACATCGAAAAAATTTACGGTATTGTGAACCGTGGCAAAATCGATGATGCGCTAGTCCAAGAAATCGAAAGAAACTCATATGACCCCGTAAAAGAATACCTAGAAAGCTTGCACTGGGACGGAGTGCCTCGCGTAGAAACTTTACTAATAGACTACTTAGGCGCAGAAGATACGTCGTTTAATCGGGTTGTTACGAAAAAATTTTTAACGGCTGCCGTAGGGCGTATTTTTGTGCCAGGGATTAAGTTTGACTACATGCTAGTGACTAGCGGTCCGCAAGGAATAGGAAAAACGCTATTGCCTGCAAAATTGGCGGGAGACTGGTTTTCTAACAGCTTAGAAGGTGTGACGGGGAAAGACTCTTACGAAGCGTTGCAAGGTGTTTGGATCATGGAAATGGGCGAATTGTCAGCGACAAAAAAAGCAGACATTGAAGCCACCAAACATTTTATTAGCAAGCAAGAAGACATTTTCCGCGTTGCTTACGGTCGGCATAAGTCCTATTTTAAACGCCGTTGTGTCTTTTGGGGAACAACGAACGACAACGAGTTTCTGAGAGATAAAACAGGAAATCGGCGTTTTTGGCCAGTAGACGTCGGCATTCAACCGATTAAAAATAAAGTGTGGGAAATGACCGACGAAACGCGCAATCAGATATGGGCAGAAGCCGTTAAGTTGTGGCAAGCAGGAGAACCTTTGTATTTAACAGACGAACAAGAAAAACTAGCGCTAGAAGCCCAAGAAATGCACACGGAAACCTCTAGCATGGAAGGCGAAATCCTTGAATATTTGGAAATCCCAATAACGGAAGATTGGTACAAACGAAGTAAGCAAGAAAGACGAGAGTATATTCAGGGGTGGGGGACGGATATTCAGGAAGAAGGCGAGATTGTTAGAAACAAAATATGTATTGCGGAGGTTTGGAATGAATTGTACAACGGTGATTCTAAAAACATACATCCTGCAAAAGCGGCAGAAATTCGTCAAGTTTTAAGCCTTTTATCTGGTTGGGAGAAAAACAGCAAAGGTAATAAAGGACGTTTAAGATTTGGCCCTGGGTATGGAGTACAAGTAGCCTATTTACGTGTTACACCTTAAAACAAAAAGGTAGTAATGACGCGGGGTTAGGTGTAACACCTAAAAAAGCTACGAGTGTTACACCTAAAATATTTACTGTAACACCTGTAACACCTTATTTCCCGTTGGTGTTACAGGGAGTGTTACGCTATTACACCTTGGGAGAGTAAGAATGAAGAACAATCGTAACACCTGTAACACTATTTTCTATTCATATATAGAAATAATTAATATACATATACGCACTATATATGTATATATGTACATGGGAAATATATATAAGTTGAAGAATTTTTGTGTTACATGTGACACGGTATTTTTAAACGGAGGTTGAAGAAAACAGAAATGATGGAACATATCAACCAATATCTTATCGGATGGGAGGCCGAAGTAATGCAAATTGAAAACGACATTGAAAAGTATCTGGTTAGGCAGGTAAAACGCACAGGAGCTTTATGTTATAAATTCACTTCCCCAGGAACTAGGGGTGTTCCTGACAGGATTATTTTATATCAAGGCAACGTGTTTTTCGTTGAATTAAAGAGGCCTGGAGGTAAATCAAGAAAAGACCAGTTAAAAATTATAGAGAAATTCAAAGAGCAGCTTATCCCAGTGTTTGTCATTGACAGCAAGCAAGGAGTGGATACGTTAATCTACGCAATGCAAAGCGGTATAGCAAGAGTTATGCCTGATATGTCCCATAAAAAGGAGTGATTGAGTTTGAAAGCAACGTTACATCCCTATCAGGAATACTCTAAGAATTTTATTCTTGATCATCCTTACTGTGCTTTGCTGTTAGATATGGGACTAGGGAAAACCTTATCCAGTTTGACAGCTATTGACGAGTTGTTACACACGTTTGAAATTATTCAGAATGTGTTAGTGATTGCCCCATTATCAGTTGCCGAGAAAACTTGGACCGATGAAATTGAAAAATGGGACCATCTACAGCACCTCACTTTTTCAAAAGTGTTAGGAAACCCAAAACAACGCGAAGAAGCTTTATTCAAAAAGGCAGATGTCTATTTAATCAATCGTGAAAATGTGGAGTGGTTAGTCAATTATTATCAGCGAAACTGGCCCTTTAAAACTGTGATTATTGATGAATTATCCAGTTTTAAGTCAAGTAGTGCCAAACGATTTAAAGCATTACGAAAAGTACGCCCGAAGATGGAACGTGTTATCGGGCTAACAGGCACACCTTCCCCAAACAGCTTGATGGATTTGTGGGCGCAAATGTACTTATTAGACCAAGGCGAACGGCTAGGAAAAACCATCACCCAATACCGCAATAAATATTTTGTTCCCGCACAAAAAAACGGGCATATCGTGTATTCTTGGCAATTAATCCCAGGAGCAGAAGAAGCGATTTACAACAAAATAAGCGATATATGCGTGAGTATGAAAGCAAAAGATTATTTGCGACTCCCACCGAGAACGGAAAATATTATCGAGCTAGACTTGAACCCGACAAGCTGGAAACAGTACAAAGAGCTAGAACGGGAATACGTGTTAGAACTCGAAGGAACAGACGTTGTAGCTAGTAATGCGGCTACACTATCAAACAAGCTTTTACAGCTGTCTAACGGCGCTGTATACGACGAAAACGGTGACGGAAGGGAAATAAACCAAGAAAAGTTAAATGCGCTAGAACGCGTTATAGAGGACGCACAAGGGCAATCAGTTTTAGTCTTTTATCAATACCAACATGACTTAGAAAGAATCCAAGCACGATTTAAACAAGCAAAGGCTTTAAATGTGTCTGACGGGGATATTGAGAAATGGAATGAGGGAAAAATTCCGTTACTTTTAGCTCATCCGCAATCAGCAGGCCACGGCCTAAATTTACAAAAAGGCGGGCACATTATCGTATGGTTTGGGCTTACGTGGTCTTTGGAGTTTTATCAACAAGCCAATGCCAGGTTAGACCGCCAAGGACAAACACAGCCTGTTATTATTCATCACTTAGTGACGAAAGGAACTATCGACGAACAAGTAATCAAAGCTTTACAAGCGAAAGAACAAGGCCAATCAGCGCTAATGGCTGCAGTGAAAGCCAAAATTGAGGAGTATAGGGGGGATAAACTTGGATAAATTAATATCTTTCTGGTTATGTTTAGGTTTAGCTATGATGATATACAAAGTGTCGGAGTGGATTATTTCGATATTAGCTAGGATACCGTATGATGTTAGATTTATATTGCTATCCGCATTATTAACTCTAATTCTGTATAAAAATGTACAAGTTACGGTTAATAGTGAAAGCGATGAACAAGAAGGTAGGTGAAAGTACATTGTACGAATGGTTAGTCAGCTATCAAAAATTAGAACAAGAAATCTATTACTTAGACTGGGAGCTAGAAACGTATAAAAAAGAGTTAGAAAGATGGTGTGACCCAGAGGATTTAGGAAGATACACACTAACAAAAGATTCCAAAGCTTCTAAGTTGGAAGATATTATCGAAGACTTAGAAAAACGTTTAGCGTGGAAAATGAACTCAATTTACGATTTACGAAAGCTAGTTTATAGTTTCAAAGGACTAGATCAACACATTTTAAGAATGAAATATTTTGAAGGTCTGACACTGAAAGAAATCGCAAAAGAATTGAACCATGGGTATGATTATATCAGAAAAAGACATGCCTCTATTATCAATGAATCAAAAAGAGGGCACAAAAAAGGCACAACATCTCTTGATAAATCGTGATATACTGATATCAGTAAAATTATGCAGAAAAGGCATCTTCCGTTTTTGGAAGGTGTCTATTTTTTATACAGAAAGAAGGTGAGGTCATGGCGAAGTACACAGAGTGGCTAACCGATGAAGGGTTAATCAAAATCGAAGGATGGGCACGAGATGGCCTCATCGATAAGCAGATAGCTGAAAACATTGGTGTAGCTTATTCAACTTTTAGAGAATGGGTAAAAAAATTTCCGGCACTTTCGGCAGCCTTAAAAAAAGGCAAAGAAGTTGTCGATCGCCAAGTGGAGAATGCATTGTTTAAGAGTGCGGTGGGTTACGAATATACCGAAGTTACAAAAGAGCGAATGGCTGATAACGGCCAAAAGAAACGACATAACGGTGAATCGGCTTTGACAGAAGAAGAGTGGGAAACAGCACTTGCTTATTTTAATTACAGTTGTGCGTATTGTGGTGATTCAGATGAAATAACCAAAGATCATCTTGACCCATTAAAAAAAGGAGGAGAGTTGACTTTTTCAAATGTAGTTCCTGCATGTCGTTCTTGCAACTCAAGTAAAAAGGACCATCAGTGGTTATCGTGGTATCAGAATCAGAATTTTTATGATAAATACAAAGCAAATAAAATCACTGACTATATATCGTTTGTGTTAAGTTTACCGAAAAAAGAAGATAGAACAGAGCTAGTTGTCACAAAAAAGGTTAAAAAACAAGTAGCTCCTAATCCAACTGCAGCTATTTTCTGGTTGAAAAATAGAAAGCCGGACGAATGGCGAGATCGAAAAGAAACTGAAGTTTCAGGCATGCTTAATATCTCCGATGCAGCTGTCGAAATCGAGCAATTTTTCGAGGATGATTCTACATGAGCCCTAAAAAGCGAAAATATTTGAACTTAATCAAAACGAACCCGGTGATTTTCGGAAATTTAGTTGGGTTTACCGACTTAGCAGAATTGCACAATGATTGGTTAAAGTCTTTTTTGTTCGAGAAAGACGATCAAACGCTATTAGCTCATCGTGGCTCATTTAAAACAACCACATTGGCGATTGCTATTGCATTGTTGATGGTTCTTTTTCCCAACAAAAATATTATCTTCTTACGTAAGACCGATACGGACGTCGTAGAGATTATTTTACAAGTGGCTAAGGTTTTATCTAGCAAATACTTTAAAACGCTTGTATTTGCATTATATGGCGTTGAATTAGTGCTTTTGAAAGAAACCACAACAGAGATAGATACCAACTTAAAAACATCTACCCGGGGAACATCTCAATTACTTGGTATGGGGATTTATGCTTCATTAACAGGTAAACACGCGGATATCGTTATCACTGATGATATTGTTAACATTAAAGACCGAGTAAGTCGTGCTGAACGAGAGAAAACAAAGCTGCAGTATCAAGAATTGCAGAACGTGAAGAACCGAGGCGGCAGATTTATTAATACGGGGACGCCTTGGCATAAAGAAGACGCCATCTCCAAAATGCCTAACGTCAAGAAATTCGATTGTTACGAAACAGGATTAATTGACAAAGAACAACGTAAAGCGTTACAGCAGTCTATGACACCGTCACTCTTTGCAGCGAACTACGAGTTAAAACACATCGCTGATAGTGAATCGCTATTTACTGCACCGACCTATATCGATAACACTAACCTTATTTATAACGGTGTAGCACACATCGACGCGGCATACGGAGGTGGTGATAGCACAGCATTTACCATTTTTAAAGAGCAAAAGGACGGAACCATTATCGGGTTTGGCAAGAAATGGCAGAAACACGTTGATGATTGCCTACCTGAAATATTGCAACTACATCAATACTACCAAGCTGGAACATTTTACACTGAAACGAACGGCGATAAAGGTTATTTAGCTAAACACCTAATCGAACGAAGTCAATACGTGCAAAAGTATCACGAAAAAACAAATAAGTTTATCAAGATATCTTCTTATTTGCGGAAGTATTGGAGCCGAATAATTTGGCTTGAAGACACAGACAAAGAATATATAGCCGAGATACTAGACTATACAGAGAACGCAGAGCACGACGACGCACCAGACAGTGCAGCTAGTCTGCTTAGAGAAATTAAGAATACAAATAAATGGCTATACTAGAAAGGAGGCTGTAAATGGAAGCTCTACTTAGTGAAGACGTGAAGATTATCGCCAGTGCTTTAAAGGCGGCGATTGACAAAGATCGAAAATCTACCTCAAAAAGAGAGGCAGAGACAGGTATTCGGTACTATAACCATGAGAATGATATCATGAACAATCGTATCTTTTACGTGGACGATGAGGGGATACTACGAGAAGACAAATACGCTTCAAACGTACGAATCCCGCACGGCTTTTTCCCAGAAATTGTTGACCAAAAAACTCAATACCTTTTATCTAATCCTGTTGAATACGAAACAGAAAACGAAGAACTTAAAGAGTATTTAGCAGAGTATTACAATTCTGAATTTCAAGTAGTGCTACAAGAGCTTGTGGAAGGTTCAAGCCAAAAAGGTTTTGAGTATGTTTATGCAAGAACCAATGCAGAAGATCGATTGTGTTTTCAAGTGGCTGATAGTTTAAACGTGTTTGGTGTATACAACGAATACAATGAATTACAACGTATTTGCCGTCATTATATCACTGAAATCGAGAAAGACGGTGAGACAGTCGATATCCATCACGCGGAAGTGTGGACTGATCAGAACGTTTATTTTTTCGTAGCTGAGGATAACAAAGATTATGAATTAGATGAAGCTGAACCAATTAATCCAAGGCCACATGTTTTAGCAGTTGATAGCGAGAATGAAAGCTTATTGCAACGAAGCTACGGACAAATACCTTTTTATCGGTTATCAAATAATAAACAGGAAACGACGGATTTAAAGCCTATTAAGGCACTGATAGATGATTACGACTTAATGAATTGTTTTTTATCAAACAATTTACAAGATTTTGCGGAAGCCATTTACGTTGTATCGGGTTTCCAAGGTGATGATCTTTCAAAATTAAGACAAAATGTTAAATCTAAAAAGGTTGTTGGTACTGGTTCAGATGGGGGCTTAGACGTTAAAACAGTAACGATTCCAACCGAAGGGCGTAAAACCAAAATGGAGATTGACAAAGAAAATATCTATAAGTTTGGAATGGCCTTTGATTCAACTCAAGTAGGCGACGGGAATATCACCAACATAGTGATAAAAGCACGTTATACACTATTAAACATGAAAGCCAACAAGACTGAAGCTAGACTACGAGCTTTACTAGAATGGATGAATAAGCTTGTTATTGATGACATTAATCGTCGTTATACTAAAGCATTTGACCCAACAGAAGTTTCATTTACGTTTACTAGAGAAGTAATGGTGAATGAAACAGATATTGTTAACAATGAGAAAACCGAAGCAGAGACAAGAAAAATTATCCTTGAATCTATCTTGCAAGTAGCACCTCGGCTTGACGACGACAACGTTTTGCGTCTTATCTGCGAACAGTTTGACCTTGATTGGGAAGACGTGAAAGAAGCCTTGGAAGAAGCAGAATATACTAAAGGTTTATCGGATAATACCGACGAAGAAGAAACGGCGGTGAACCCAGATGATCCAACTCAACAAATGGCAGAAGGAGCTACAGGCTCTACAGAAAGCCAATTACCAGGAAACGGATAATCAGCTATTTAATGTTTATCGTCAATCATTAATCGACATCAAAAAGCGGTTAAAAGTTTATACAGAAAATGCAGAAAGTCTTTCTTTTTCCACCCGTTTGGAAGTAGAGAGACTTTTTAGTGTTGCTGATGAAATTAATGCCATTCTTCAGTTAAACTCACCGAAAGTTGAAAAAACTATCAAAGGCTATTCTGCAAAACAAGCTGAACAGGGATATTATGGACTGTGGTATACGCTAGAGCAGTCACAGAATATAGCACTAAGTATGCCGTTAATTAACCATGATTATATTATGAATCTCGTCAATGCACCTGTAGCGGGTAAGAGGCTCTCAAAGCGTTTATACAAGTACCGTGATGAATTAGCCCAAAATGTGACTAACAATATCATAACGGGCTTATTCGAGGGTAAAAGTTATGCTGAAATAGCTAGATGGATTAATGAGGAAACAGAAGCTAGCTACAAACAAGCATTACGTATTGCAAGAACAGAAGCAGGACGTACTCAGTCTGTCACTACCCAAAAAGGATATGAAGAAGCAAAAGAGCTAGGCATCAATATTAAAAAGAAATGGCTTGCCACGATCGATAAACATACACGCCGAACCCACCAAGAGTTAGACGGTAAAGAGGTTGATGTAGACGAAGAGTTCACCATTAGAGGGCATTCGGCAAAAGGTCCGCGGATGTTTGGGGTAGCATCAGAAGATGTGAATTGCCGATGTACAACAATTGAAGTTGTCGACGGTATCAGCCCTGAACTTAGAAAAGATAATGAATCTAAAGAGATGTCGGAGTTTAAAAGCTACGACGATTGGTTTAAGGGTCGTATTAGGGGAGAAATCACAGATGATTTAGCAGATAAAGCGATGAGCCTTAAAAAATTCATTGAGGGTGTCGATTTAGGGGATTGGGATCATCTTTCAGAAGCTGAAATGGAAGCTCTAGAAGCAGAATATGAAGAAAAATCTATGCAACTAGAAAAAATCCTTGCTGAAAACCCAGATATTTTACGATTAAAAGAAGTACCTAAAGACTTAAAAACTGCTTTAGCAGAAAACCTATTCGAAATAAAAGAGATAGATGAACTATTCTACAATACCGAAAATTATTTAAATTGGCGACAAATTATCACAGACGAGCAATACGAGGCTATTTTTAATTATGCTGCAAGTAGTGATTATATGAACTATTACCTAAGGCATCCGGAAAATATAGAAAAATTGATTACAGGATCAGGCTTAGATAAGCTCAAATTGCAGGTGATGGATTTACAAGAAATACTGGGTCGATATACGGCACAAACGGACTTTACAGTTTACCGTGGGTCTGATGTGGTATATAATTTAGATGAATTAGTTCCAGGCACAGAACGTGTTTTCGATAAAGCATTTTTAAGCAGTTCGTTAGATCGCGCGGCAGCTCAAAGCTTTGCAAAAAATGCAAGCAGTCCAGTATTTTATGAGATAGATGTAAAGAAAGGCTCGAAAGTTGGCGCCTACATCGAAGAGATCTCGAAATATGGAGAAAAGGAGAAAGAGTTCCTATTTAACGCCAGCACTAAGTTTAAAATAATATCAGTAAACAAAACGGACGAAGCACTATATTTGAAGTTGGAGGCGATAGAATGAGAGAAGAGGTTTTAAATGAGCTTGTACCGACTTTGCAAAGAGCAACCGATGAACAGTTAAAAATTATTGGTATAGGAGCTTTTGGGGGGAAATTGCCATTTGTGGATAAAGGGATTCTATCAGAATTCAAGAATACACTAGGGCTAGCAGATGATACTTATGCAGATAGATTGATATGTAAATACATCTCTAATAATGTCGAGAGTTATGACTATCAACTGGAAAACGAAGGCGCAACGTCAGACTTGCACTACAAAGTGCCAAAACGTAAAAAAATTAGCATTGATGAAATTGTACAAAAAGCGATAGACGTAAGAGAAAATAGCATCTAGCCAAAACTGGTTAGGTGCTATTTTTGGACCTAAAGGAGGCCATAAGATGGAAGATCCTTACGACCATTTAGACGCAGACTACGAAGAATTTTTGAGAAAGGAAAAACCCGTGAAGAAAAAAGTTCAAACTATTAAAGATATCCAACGTAAAAAAGAGCGAGGGCAGACGAACGAAGAGTTTTACGAATGGGTATCAAGCCAAGAGCCTGATTTTGAACAGGCCACAATTGTTGTACAGCGGCCAAATGGAGAGGTCACTACTTATTACAGTCAAAATGGAAGTTTGTCGCTGCTAGGCATGCTAGATATAGCAAAACAACAAGTATTAGATGATATGAGGAGTTAAGACTTGCTTATTGATAAGTCTTTTTATTTTGTCCAGGAGCCATGACGTTAAAAGGGCACCGCTACCGAGCAGACGGTATATTCTGACACTCTAAGCGGCAGCGACCGCTATATAAATGCTATGGAGGTAGAAAACGATGGAATGGATCAAACAAATTTTAGCAAAACATATGAAAGAAGATGGTACGTTGGATATGGAGGCTGCTAATAAAGAAATTGACAAAGAATTTCCTGTAAATGCAGTACCAAAAGACCAATATAATAATCTTTCAAGCCAGTTAGCTGAAGCAAATAAAACCTTAAAATCGCTAGAAGCTAAAACAAAGGACAATCCGGATGTTCAAAAAGAACTAGCTGATTTAAAAGAAAAGGCAGACGCGTTGGAAAAGGAAAACAAAGATTTGAAAATCAATAGCCAAGTATCTTCTGCATTACAAAGTGCAGGGGCTAAGGATATTGATTATGCTTTATTTAAATTAGGTGAGTTAGAACTTGACAAAGATGGGAATGTGAAGGACTTAGAAAGTAAAGTGAAAGACTTGAAAGCTTCCATCCCTGATTACTTTGAAAAGAAGGATACACTCGATGATAAGTCGAAAAAAAAGACTGAAAATAAAGCTGGCTATCAACCAATTGATAACAAACTGCCAAAAGGGAAGGAACCAAACGAAAAAGATCCATTTGAAGCAATCTTATCAAAATACGAGTAATTGGAGGAATTTTTTATGGCTACAAAATTTTACACGAAACAATATGCAGGCTTATTAGCCAAAATTACAGAGAAAAAATCTTATTTTTTACGTGCGTTTGGAGGGGAGTTGCAGACGTCGGATGCTGTAAAAGATAGCGACACATTTTTGATGCTAAAAACTTCAGATACACCTGTGGTAATGCAACCCTACAACACTGGTGAAAACGTAGCGTTTGGCACAGGAACTGGCAACTCTAATCGTTTTGGGCCACGTAAAGAAATTAAATCTATTGATACAACGGTTCCTTATGAATCTCCGTTAGCGATTCACGAAGGAGTGGATAATATCACAGTAAACGATGACGCTGACGCAGTAGTAGCTGAAAGATTAGAGGAACAAGCGATTGCTTGGGCTGAGTATATCGACGGTTTATTAGGTAAAGCATTATCTGATGCAGCCTCTGAAACGATTCAGTTTGAATTAACCAGTGAAGGAGTAACTAAGCTGTTCTCAACGGCGCATAAGACTTTTGTGAATAATTTAGTTTCTAAGTCTCTTGCTTGGGTTGCTTATGTTCACCCTGATGTTTATGATTTTTTAGTAGACAATGGTTTAGCAACAACAACTAAAAATTCAAGTGCTAACATTGATGAACAAACAATATATAAATTTAAAGGTTTTGTATTGGTTGAAATTCCAGAAAGCAAATTACAAACTGGGGAAATGGCTCAATTTTCCGCGGATAGCGTAGGTATTGCGGGCGTTGGTATTTCTGTAACACGTGCTATTGACTCCGAAGATTTTAACGGAGTAGCAATCCAGGGAGCTGGAAAATATGGTAAACACATCCCTGAAAAAAATAAAGTAGCTATTTTAAAAGCAGTAAAAAAAGCGTAACGCCTACTAATCCAGCAACGGGTATCACGCCTAGTCAGAAAACATGGACGGGTGCAGTAGGCGCAACTAAGACATTTACTATTGCAGCTAATCCAGTAGATGCCACAAACGCACAAGCTGTAATTTCAGCAATTACAGTGATATCTAGTAATGAGAGTGTTGCTACTATCACTAAAAATAAAAACGGTGGATTTGATGGCTCAATTATTGCAGAAGGTAAAGCGACATTTGAATTTACTTCCGGTGCGTTTACAACCTCTATTGCAGTAACAGGTACACCTGCATCTTAGGAGGTGGTTAACTTGATTATCAGCATTGAAGAAGCAAAAAAAATTGACCCATCGGTTACTCAGAGTGACTTAGACGCGTTCGAACAGACAGTTAGGCAACTAACCAATAATAATTTTCAAAACGTTCATATACGCTTTAGGGATGTTGTTTTTAAGGG